TAGAGTAAAGACTTTTACAACTGATGCAACCCCTGATGTGGATGCAGATGACTTTGACGTGGTTACAATTACAGCTCAAGATGCGGCAATCACTGATGTAAATATGTCTGGTACTCCTACTAATTTCCAACAAATAATATTCAGAATTAAAGATGACGGAACAGCAAGAGCGATAACTTGGGGTAGTGATTTTGAGGATGCAGGAGTGGCATTACCAACAACAACAGTAATAAGTAAATTATTAACAGTTGGCTTTATTTACAACACAGTTACTAGCAAATGGGGATGTGTAGCAAGTGTGAGCCAAACTTGATATAATTAGAATATGACAAAGAATTGTAAAAAATGTAATAAGGAATTTAAAAAACCAATCAACTGTTCTAAGAAAATATGGATTGGTAGATTATATTGTTCAAAGAGTTGTGCTAATTCTATTAATTCTGTTGCTAACGAAACATAAATATGTCATTAAATACAAAATCATTTAGGAATACAAGCTTACAATGGGCTTCAATAACAGACGGAGATCAAACTAATTTAGGCTTTACAGGAGATTTTACCTTTGAAACTTGGATTAAATTTAACAGTCTTTTCGCTACTAGCAATTATGCTGGAATAACTGGAAAGCAAGGTAGCAGTAAGGCTTGGCAGATTTTCATGTATAAGGATGGTTCTACAACGAAGATAAGAGTTGGACACTCTGATGGGATAATTGCTGAAAGCGAATTTAGGATTACTTGGGCTGCTGCTACCGACACATGGTATCACTTAGCTGTTGTATTCGATACTGGAAACACAATCTCTAGAGTTTATATTGATGGCAGCCAGATAGGTACAGGGACTATCGGCACAGAGACACGAACATCTATAGATGATATAAGATTTGGAAATTTTGCAACTAATTTTTCTTCTACATATTTAATGGATGGTTGGCTAGATGAAACTATTTATTGGAGTGATGTAAGAACATCAACAGAAATAGGAGAAAGTTATAATAGTGGTGATGGTAAAATATATGCAGGAAATGAAGCTGGCATGGTTGGCTATTGGAGATATGAAGATGACTTATTAGATGAAACTTCTAATGATAATGATTTAACAAATAATGGTTCTGGTACATTTAGTACAGACATTCCCTTTGTCGGAGGAGGAAGCGTTAATTCAAATTTTTTACAATTTTTTTAAATAACAGGGGGAACTAAAAACATAAAAACAAGCAGTCAACGCACTGCCTATACTACAAAAGAGTTCCCCCTCTTTAATTCATTAACAATAAAGTATGCCAGAGGAAAATACAAATTCCAGACTTTCAGTTTTGGAAAATCAAGTATCGAGTATTTTAGATAGTTATTCAAAATTTAAAGATGAAATGAAATCGGATATGAAAGAAATCAAAGAAGTATTATTAAAAAGACCTAGCTGGACTGTGTCTATAATAATATCCTTTTTAACAACAATATCTGTATCATTGATAGTTTTTTTATCCACTAAATAATGATAATATAAATGTCAAGATTTAAACGAAGGCAAAATAAACATTTAGCTAGTGATCAAGATAATGAGAATTGTGTTGTTTCCTGTGGAAGTTGTGTGTTTATAATTTTAGTTATAATAATAATAGTAGTATGGATAATGAAATATTAAACAATGGAGCGTTTGAAGGTCGTGAAGATACTGACTTTGCTGGTGGTACATTACCATTCGAAGTTAGAATTGAAGATAGTAACTGGAACAAGCTAGAGTATCTACCTACAGGCGAAATTCAAAGAGGTTTCAACGGTGATAAATTAAATTGTGTTACTCAGAGTAATCACAATTCTTTTGAACTTCAGTTAAATCAAATGATAGTGGCTAAGACTTTACCACTCAGTCATTTTATTTGGCTTAATGAAAAAGGTTATTTTGATGAGAATGGTAAACTTAATTTTTCAGAAAAGTACAATAGTATTCTTAATAAGACTGCTAAATATAAAGGTAACTGGCTTTATAAAGTTGCTAACGATGCAAGAGATAATGGATTAATTCCTCAATCGATGTTACCAGAAAATGTTGATGATACTTGGGATGATTACTTTAATCCAAATCAAATTACACAAGAGATGCTAGACCTTGGTAGAGAATTTTTAACTTTATTCGAAATTTTTTATGAATGGATTGATGATACTAGTGTTGAAAATCTTGTTAAACAACTTCAGCACGCGCCGATTCAAGTTGTATTTCCAAGACACGCTGTAGTTGAAATAACAAGTAAGGAAGCATTAATGGACTATTACGATAGCTACAATCCTTATGTAAAAGAAAAAGCTCAAAATCAAATTACTTCTTATATGAAGTTGATTATTAACCCAATTATGACATTACCAGAGAATATAAAGATAATAAAAGACGCTGATTCTAAAGCTGTTGGTATTTGGTACTTATGTAATAATGAAGAAGAACTGATAACAAGAGCTGTTGGAGATGGTTTTCCTATTCCAAGGAATCCAGATGGTTCATTAAATTGGGATATTTTAATTCAAGGTTTATTAACTTTAAATAAAAACAATATGATTAGTGAAAAAATCAAATCATGGATGCCTGGTTATAAAAAACCAGAAGAGGCTCCAGTAGAAGAGGCTCCAGTAGAAGAGGCTCCAGTAGAAGAGGCTCCAGTAGAAGAGGCTCCAGTAGAAGAGGCTCCAGTAGAAGAGGCTCCAGTAGAAGAGGCTCCAGTAGAAGAGGCTCCAGTAGAAGAGGCTCCAAAAGTAGAAAAAGTACCAAGTTTTTTATAATTAATTAACATTTAACCGCAAATAAATGAACAAACCAAAATTTAGTATTGCACTCATTGCTAGAAATGAGGCTTTAACTTTACCAAAAATGATAGGCTCTTTAAAAGAATTTCAAGAGCGTGGAGGTGAAGTATGGATCCTTGACACTGGATCTACTGACAACACAATAGAAGTAGCAAAAAGCTTAGGGTGTAAAGTAGAAGCCGTAGGTGATAAATTTAGAATTAACATTGATGAAGACTTAGCAAAGAAAATCAATGAAAAATTTGTAATTGATGGAGAAGCGCCAGTGGTAAATGCCGGTGAGTCTCTTTTTGATTTTGGGTCAGCTAGAAATTATATCTCTACTTTTCCAGAGAATGATATGATAGCTACTCCTGATTGCGATGAGGTATATACTAAATTAGATATTGATAAGTTAAATAAAACCATAGAAGATGGTTTTGAACAGCTTGAATATAACTTTGTTTTTTCTCACGATAGCTTAGGCAATCCAGTAATAAAGTTTAAGCATTGTAAATTTTATGACAGAAGAAAAATGAAATGGTTTGGAATTATTCACGAGATATTAGGTGGAGAGACCAAGAGAATATTTTTAGGAGAAGATATAATAAAGCTAGAACATTATCAGAATGAAAAAACTAATCGCTCTGGTTACATTAAAGGTCTTGCTATCGACTGTTTCAACCACCCAGAGAATGATCGTAACTCTCATTATTTTGCTAGAGAGATGTTCTACTTAAATAGAACTAAATCAGCTATTAAAGAGTTTAAAAATCACATTTCAATGGGTCGATGGGGGACTGAAGCTGCTCAATCAATGCTTTACATCGGTGATTGTTATAAGAGGTTAGGCGAAACTGGTGATATGCTTAAATGGTATTCTCTATCAATAGAAAAAGAAGCAAGGAGAGAACCTCTCATGCGCATGGCTGAATTCTATTATGGTAAAGGTATGCACCAGCAAGTAGTGATTTATGGTGAGGCTGCTTTAACTATTACTCAATTACCTTTTTATTCTAACCATCAACCTTACTATGAACACGCTCCTCACGAGATGCTTTATGTTTCATACTGGCAGCTCGGTGATAAAGTGAAAAGTAAAGAACATTGGAAAAAGGCTATTTCATTTATACCGAACAATCCAAAGTATCTTTCAGATGCTCAATTTTATGAGGAACAAACTGCTCTGGATATCTATACTAAAAAAATAAAAGACAATGTTAATTTTTCTTTTGTTAAAAGAGGTGATGGCGAATTAGCCTGCATGGCTGGAGAAGTTGGAGCTAATTGTGATAGCCATCCTTATTCTGAAGAGCTTGGGTTAAAATTAAAAGAATCATTCGAATTTTTAAAAGATAAAGCTGCTATTGTTGAATGGGAAAATCAGCTTGATTATAATATTTTTCTTCATAGAAAAGATAATAATTTAGAAAAATTAAGAGACTTCTGGATGGCTGTTAAAAATTCATCAAGAAGGAAGTTTTTTGTTGGACCGAAGAGGTTAGAAGGAGTTTGTAAATTACTTGATGCAGAATTTATTGAAGTACCATTAGTTAATGCTTTTGAGTTTATAAAAACAATGGAGCTACCAATTGTTTTTGATAATGATATCTATGTGTTTAGTTGTGGCATGTCAGCAAAAGGATTAATTGCAGACTTAATTAAAGTTAAAATAAATATAACTTGTATTGATGCTGGAAGTTCGTTTGATCCTGTATTAGTTGGTGAGACAAGAACCGAGCAAGTTGATCAGGATACACTTCGTAGATTATATCTTCCTAGGCCTAGTCAAGAAGAATTAAATAAAATGTTTAATATTCCACAAGAAAATCATCCGGAAAAGTTATTTAAACTAGATCGCATTAGCGATGAAGATAAAGTAATTTATGATATGGGATGTTCAAATTTCAAGACTATTGATAGAGCTATTGGAGTTGACATTGAAGAACAAGAAGGTGTAGAATTAGTTTCTAGCGTAGATGATTTACCTATGGTTAAAAGCAATTCTGTTGATGTTATTCTTGCTAGTCATATATTAGAACATCTAGTTGATACAAATAAGGTATTAAAAGAATGGCATAGAATATTAAAACCATATGGAAGAATAGTCTTTATACTTCCAGACGATGAAATGATTAACACGTTGAGCCCACTTATGAGTGGAGAGGGTAGTCAGAAACATTTACAGACCTTTACACGACAGAAATTTGCTGACATAATATATACTTTTGATGGGTTAGATGTTGAAGAACTTGTAACGGTTATGGAGGGGTGGAGTTTTGGTGGAGTTATTACAAAAAAAGATTCTATAAAACCTGAAATTTCATTCGTTATCCCTACACTCGGAAGAGAAGAAGGATTAATGAGATGCTTAAAATCAATAGAGAATCTAAATTATCCAATTGATAAAATTGAAGTTATTGTAAAGCAAGATAGTTTTGAAAATAGGATTGGTGTTCCTATATTAGTAAAATCTGGAGTTGAAGAATCAACTGGTAAATGGGTTGTCTTTGCCTCTAACGACACTGAATTTACACCAGAGTCAATTAACGAAGCATTACTAGAGGGAGAGATGGGCTACGTTGCTTTCAACACTGGAGAGGTATCTCAGGATGAGGGAAATATTAATGAACACTTCATGATTAGAAGAGATATTATTGAAAAAATAGGAGAGGTTTTTGACACGGACTTCTGGCATGTTGGAGTTGATAATCTTCTATGGGCTAAAATGAAGAAACTAGGCATCGCAAAAAGGTGTAGTAAAGCTGTAGTAAATCATTTTCATTGGACCAAAGGAGAAGAAGTTGACGAGGTTTATAAAATAGGCTGGGATCCAATTAAAGTAGAAGAAGATCGCGCGTTATTAGTTAAAAAACTAAAAGAATTATAAACATATGAATAATACAATAACATTAAACGAAGCTGGTAGCGTGCTACTCGGTGCCGGATTAGTACAAATAGGAACTAACTTAAATCTTGGCTTATCTTTAGTGGGAATTGGAGCTTCACTTAAAGTAGTTATAGCTATTTTGGATAAATATGGTGTAGAAGTAGGCTCAAAACCTCAACAATAATTGTCTTTAAGCCCTGAAAGTTGTATAATAAATATAGAACTAACAATTAACTAAAAAAAGATGTATCCACAAATAAAAATTATCAATAATATAGGGAACACTATTGATATTCCAAATGAGTTGGATGTTAAATCTTCTACTTATTTGAGTGATAATATTGCTGCTGGAGTTATTGCTGTCCCTGTAGACAATACTTCTGATTTTACCTCTGGATCACCAATCTTATTATTGTTATCGTCAGTAGGAGCTGAAAGTTCTGAAATAGTAACTTCAGCCTCACATACTATTCAAGAATTTGTAACTTTAGCAACAACAATAGCTCATAATCGAGGTGACGTTGTTAGTGAATTGAAATGGGATCAGATAGTCGTATCGAAAAGTGCGACAATTGATGGCGTTTACGTTGTTTTCGCTACTCAAACCATATTTACAACACAATTAACTACAATTATTTATGATACGACTGGTTTAAGTACTGATTACTACAAGATTCAATGGAAAAATTCTATTACTGGATTGCTTTCAGAATATTCTACTGCTATAAGTGTTGATGCTTACCCAACCAATGCAGTTGCTACTGTTATTTATCCGGTGTTAAAAGCCATGGGAGTAAGTGAAGAGGATAATAGAATTACAATTCCATTTTGTATAGACGCTATTAATGATGCTAGGAAGTTTACTCATGCAAAGCTATACGGTATTCGTCACGCTTGGCAACAAGAGTTTGAGCATCCTATTAAATTATTAGCTGGAAATAATTATGTTGATCTACCAACTGACGTTGACTTTAGCGAGACAGACCAGTCAGTTTTAGCAGCTAGATTTACAATAGATAATATTTTAACACCGTTTAATTTGAGATATATTGATAAACGTACCTGGAACCAAGTTTCATTTTCAGTAACTGGAGGAACAAGTACTGCAACTGCTTTAATAGGAGCTGTCTCAATTACGTTGGATAGTGTTGGAGATTTCCCTGACAGTGCCGGAGGTGTGGCATATGTTGGAACAAATGATTACGATGAGACGATTGAACAGATCGCGTACACCTCTATAGATTTAACAACAAATCAACTTTTAGGAGTGACTGGAATCACCAGGAATCTCCCAATAGGAACTAGGGTATGGTCGAGACCCACAATTTCACAGCCTATCTATTACACAGTATTTGAAGACAAATTGTATTTTGACAGAATAGTTCCTGATTCAATGCAGGGAAATAATCTCTACATTGATTACTACAAAAAGATTGATGACGTTGTAAGTCTTTCCGCGGAGCTCCCAGAGCACTACAGAGAGATTTATAAGTGGTATCTACGCTATGCTATTAAGTATCGTAAAGATACTTCGCTTGATAGCAAAGATCCGGACTTAAAGAAATTTGAAGAGTTGGTGCAAGCCTTATTCAATAATCTTTATACCGGTCAAGATTCCACAATAATTACAAGTTAAAAATAAAACTATGGCATTTACAAACCCGCTGATTCCGTTAGTTGATATTCAACAACAGGAACAGCCTACAAACGATAGTTCATACCAGTTAGTTACCTTTGGTACAGTTACTGGTGGAACTCCCTACGCAGGTGCAACTTACGCAAATGTTTTTGCATTAGAATGTATTTTGCAAGATTTAGACGGTTCAGCTGTCTATCAAATGACTGGTACAGTCGCTGTCCCTGCTTGGACAGCAATCGGTGCAGGCGCAGCTGGTTCAACTGGCTACACAGGTCCAACTGGTTACACTGGTTACACTGGTCCAGATGGTGACACTGGAGCTACTGGTTATACTGGCGCTGGGTCAGATGGTGCAACCGGTCCAACTGGATACACTGGTCCTCATGGAGCTTCTTCAGCGACTGGTGCTACTGGAGCTACTGGCTACACAGGTCCAACTGGCTACACTGGCGACACTGGATATACCGGTTACACTGGTCATGGAGATACTGGATACACTGGTCCTATCGGTCCGTTTGGCTACACTGGCTACACTGGCTACACTGGTCCTGATGGTCCAACTGGTTACACTGGTTACACTGGTTACACTGGAGATACTGGCGACACTGGTCCTGATGGTCCAACTGGATATACAGGATACACTGGCTATACCGGAGACTCTGGTGCTGATTCAAGCGTAACTGGATATACCGGCTACACTGGATATACCGGTTATACCGGTTACACTGGCGACACCGGTTATACTGGCTACACTGGCTACACTGGTCCAACTGGAATTACTACAGTTGTAAATGGAATATCTACAACAGTAGGTGGAGGAGTAACTGAAAATATTTCAGCTGGCGACTTCGCTAATGTTCTTAACACAGATATAATATTTGTAACAGTTATGGACAACGGTTCAGGTAATGTTACATTATTAACAGCACTGACTAACAATGCTTCTGCTGATATAACATTTTCCGCGGACCCACAAAATGATACAATAATTAGTGTGTTGGTTCTACGCCCGTAGTTCTAGCACGGTAGTTTTTCTACCGCCCACTTATTTTTTGCGGGATGAGTGGGTAAATAGGAAAATTAATAAGAATACTATGCCAGTAATAAAAGACATTATTGTGCCATATCCAACGGAGGGAGTTATTCGATCATCTCAATTGAACGATACTGTTTGTCCAGAGAATTCTGTCCAACTAGCTATCAACATGAATTTCGATAGAATTGGATCTGTAGTTACTCGCAATGGAGTTGCCACCTATGCTACAACATTATCCGGAAGTGTAACAGCTTTCGGTACTTTAAATATTCAATCAGGCAACAAGAGACTTTTCGCTCAAGTAGCAGATGATATTTCAGTATGGAATGGAACTATTTGGACTTCAGTTAGAACTACTACGGTAGAGACTAAAGCTCGTTTCAGTCAATTTCTTAATAGAACTTGGATGGTAAACGGCAATGCTGGAGATGCTCCAGAGACTTCGAACGGTGGAGCATTTGATGATACAGATGTCCCAGCTACTTTTCCAGCGGCAGATTTTATAGAAGCAGGATTCGGTGGACGTGTCTGGGTAGCTGACTCTTCTACTGACATTCTTTATTACACTGACATTGTTCAGTCTGTTGATGGAACTAGTTATGTGACTCCATTGACTTTCGATATTACTACAAACTTTATTGCTGAATTTTCTCCGCAAGACGGAGAATCTATTACAGGATTATTCAGAGTGCCAAAAGCTCTATTACTTTTTAAACAGAATCACATTTATCGTGTTTACAATACTACTAATGTAGATCCGTATCCAGCTTACAATGTTGGAACATTTTCTCAGGAATCAATAATCCAGGCAAAGGATGGTATTTATTTCCATCACTCATCTGGTTTCTATAAATTTACTTACGATAGTCAGCCTACTGAAATATCTCGAAGAATTAACGATGTTGTAAAAGCTATTCCTAGGACTGCATATCCAAATATAGTAGGTGTCTATGATGGGCGAGATGCTGTTAAATGGTCATTAGGTCCGCTTACTTTTGAAGGTGTTTCTTATTTAAACTGTCAAGTAAGATATTCTATTTCAACTCAGATATGGACTATTTATGACTTTGCTAATAATGGATTTACAGCTTTAATAAGTTACGATGACGGAAAAACTATCGAGCAAATTGCCGGTACTTCAACTGGATTAGTTGGTAAATTAGATTCAGGCACTACAGACTTTGAAGAAAAGATTTATTTTGAAATGATTGACAGGTGGCGTTCATTCACTGAAGCGTATTCTCATTCTAAAACTATATCCGGTTTTTCTGTTATTTCTCAGAACGCTGGAGGAGCTTTATTCCAATATCAGACCGACAAAGAGGTAGTGAATAAATGGCATGCCATAGGAACTATGAAGGGACCGTATGTATCTCTATTTCCTAATGAAGTAACTAAAGACTTTAACTTAATTAGAACTAGATTGAGAGGATACACTACCGGTGATCCAATAATTTTAAATGGCATCGAAATATTGAAACTTGACGATGTTGGGTACGAAGAAAACTAGTATGAAATTAACAGAATTACTTTTAAACAGATTCCTTTATAGGGATACTAAGCAGAACTCGGAAACGAAGGACTCATCTTTAGTTTCGGCTGACTCGTCTGAAGTAGAGCCTGAGCCTATACCTTCCGGTGGAGCTGCTCAGGATTTGAATACTGGTAATGTTGAAATTGATGGTTCAGTTATTGAACCAGGGACTATTCCATCTACCACGCTTGATGTTTCTAATTGGGGTTGGACACAGAGTTGTGCTTTTTCCTCTACTGATTTGAACACCGTATCTTGGGGAGCTGGCACATTTACTTCTGCTAATGGAGTTTCATATTCAATCGGTGCCGGAAACACCGGCAACATGGCAGCTAAAACTTACATATATTTAGATATTAATGTTTCAGAAATTGCTTATCAAATAACTACTACTTCAGCAGATTCTGTTGGAGTTGGTAAAGTCCTTGTTGCTGTTGCTGAAGATGGAGCCACTGATGCTACATATAATTTACAAGAAGCTAATCAGATAGTTAGCGATAATATTCTTGCTAATACGATTGATGCTTCGAAGATGAATGTTGGACAGCTGTCAGCTATATCTGCTAATATAGGAACAATAACTGCTGGCTCAATAAACGGAGTTACTATCGCTATTGGAACTGGAGATGCTATCTTCAAAGCTGATGCTAGTGGTATTTATTTAGGTAATGCTACATTTGCCGATGCTCCATTTAATGTTGACATGGCTGGCAATGCTAAAGTTTCTAGTCTGATGCGTGATGATTTCCATTGGTTCACAGTTTTTGAATCAGCGGATGGGTATTCTAAAATAACGGATGGCGCGGGGACTATTAGTAGCTCTACAGATGGAGTAACAATAACTACTGGTGCGGTCGTTGATAATGATTGTGAATTAGCTAAAATATTAGGTAGTTCACTTATGAGTTGGGATCAAAATAATAAATTCAAATGTCAAGTAAAACCGACAAGTAATAGTAGCCAGGAAATTTATATAACGATGGGGCATGCGACTAGTAATTCTGCCATTACAAAACATTACGGATTTTATTTATTAGGAAATAACATTAATGCTACTGTAGCTGACGGGGTTAATGGTTTTCAAACTCCCTTAACTACTTTTTCAGCTGGAGCTAATATTGTACTGGAAGCAGAGTTGGATGCTTCTACTGGTATTATAAAATATTACGTCAATGGAGTATTAGAATTAACCGGAGATACTGATGGAACTCCTACTGGTAGTGGAAACTATACATTAAATGCTAGGGTAAGAACAAAAGATACTGCTGCTAGAATATTGCGACTTGTGTGGTGGGACTTTTGGCAAGCTAATGATTAGTCATCTATTTTAAATAAAATGAAATTAAAAAATATAATAAACATATGGCAATTCTAACCAATAAATCAGATGTCATTTCAAATTTTGTCAGATATTATGGTAGGCAACCTGGACCGTCTGACATGGCTACAATTGATTATTTGACCACTAAACCACCACAAGAAGTAGAACAGCTTTTAGCTAAAACTTCTCCTGTTACAAATGGACTTGTTTGGTCCGAGTATCAAAATAATTCTAATCAAGGGCAACCATCAGTCCCACCAGCATCAGCCCCACCAGCATCAGCCCCACCAGCACCACCACAAAATAATCAATCAAATTTG